TAATAAAATATGGGCGGAGGTCTAATGTCATTAGTTGCCTACGGGGCACAAGATGTTTATCTTACAGGTAATCCACAAATTACATTGTTCAAAGTCGTCTACAGACGTCATACAAACTTCTCAATGGAATGTATAGAACTTCCATTAGATACAGCAAAACCAGGACAACGTGTTACTACACCTGTCATTCGTAATGCTGACTTAGTCTCAAGAGCTTACTTGAGAACAACTCTTGGTGATTTAACTCCATCAAATGCTTCCTTCAACGGATCCGTTGCTTGGGTCAGACGTTTGGGACATGCCATCATTGATAACATTGAAGTCCAAATTGGAGGATCTTTAATTGATAGACAATATGGTGTCTGGATGGATATCTGGTATGAACTTACCCATCACTATGACCAAGAAAGAGGATACAACCAAATGATTGGTGATGTTCCATCATTGACAACATTAACACCTGTTAATGAAAACAGCACTGGAGTTGCTGGAGGCGCTGTGTTATTCACACCATTACAGTTCTGGTTTTGCAGAAACTACGGTTTGGCTCTCCCATTGATTGCCTTGCAATACCACGAAGTTCGTGTTAACATCGAATACACACCAGTTTCTAACTTGGTAGTTTACACAGTTGGATCAAATGGTGTTCAACCAAAATTCAACGGATTATCATTTGGTTCATGTGGTTTATTGATTGACTACATCTATTTGGATTCTGAAGAAAGAAGACGTTTCGCTCAAGTTGGTCACGAATACTTGATTGAACAGGTCCAAGATAATGAACAAAACTTGCAACCAGGAAGCACTACTCAACAATTTACATTGAGTTTTAACCATCCTTGCAAGGAAATGATCTGGGCACACAGATGCGGTGCATTCAGCGGTGTGAATGACAATACATTCTTGTGCTACACCAACTCTGATTCTGATGATGCTTGGGAATATGCTGTTCAAGAAGCTGCCTCAAATTTGGCAGCAAGTATGTTTGTGCGCGATGGACACGATGCTCCAGTCGGAGTAACCACTGCTTCATTCACTACTGATAATGAAGTGCCATTGTTTTCTATCGATAGCTCCACAACTGGATTTTCTCAATTAGGAAATACAGTATTGAGATGCACATTAGTTAATGCGCCATCAAGTCAAGTTACATTGGAGGTTATACCAAATCCAGTTGTTATCGGATCAACAAATTTGGCATCTTTGTTAGGAGTTGTATCTGTCGACTTGTATTACGATGGTCTTACATTGTCACGCGTTGAAGTATCAGTCACTGATCACAGCTTGTCATTATATGACTTGTCTATTCCAGTTCAACAATTCAAACAAGATAACCGTGTTAATGGATCAAATGCCGATGATGTTGCCGTTGTTCAAGTTAACAACTATGGTTTATGCTTAGATGGATCTGGTAACATGGTTACATCTGGTAAAATCATATTGAACGGTCACGATCGTTTTGATGAACGTGAAGGAGCATACTTCAACTATGTACAACCATTCCAACACCACACCAGAACACCAGCAGATGGTATTAACGTGTACAGCTTTGGATTGCATCCAGAACAACACCAGCCAACTGGTACAACCAACATGTCTCGTATTGATAACTGCAGACTACACTACAAGATTGCTGATGTCTTCGCAGGATTAAGACATGATGTATTCAACTTCTATGCTGGTACTCAAGTATATATTTATGTTACTAACTACAATGTATTGAGAATTATGTCTGGAATGGGCGGCCTGGCATATAGCAATTGATCGGACATTTCAATCGATGGGACAAATATACGACATACATATTATATATTTATATTTTTTTATTTTGAAATTGTTTTAATTATTCATAATTAAATAATCAAACCTAATTAAGTTTAAAAAAAAAAAATGATTGATTGTGATAATAGTTTTTTTGCTTGTTTTTTGCTGGCATTCAAAGCTTTGTGCTCTTGCCAGGTGATCCTTTTCGGAAGAACATGCGAGCACTATAAGCACTAGATACTAGATATTGCGATCTTAAATCTGATAATTTCTGGATGCTGGTAGGATCCAAGCCAGGGAACTTGTCTACCACTACCTTGGGAGCAGCAG